ATGACCCCCCTAGGGGGTTTACCTGGCTTCGGTGTGACCTCAAACTTCACATTCGCCTTTCTCTTCGAAATGTCCCTGCCATAACTATCGGAGATCTCCATTGAGTCCATGGCCTCCTTGATCTGCTTCTCAGAGAACTTTTTCCTCAGAATCTCTTCGAGGGAGTGTTCTCCGAAAAGCTCCGTATAGGCACGCTTCATATTCGAAGTGGTGAAGTGGTTCTTGTCCAAGAGATGCCAGAACCTGCGCAACCTCTGTGCTGTCGATGACTGTGGTTGGTATTCCTTGTTGGGCTTCGTGCGTTTTTCAGCAACTGCTACCTTCGTCAACGTGTCCCCATGTGAATGTATTTGGGGCACTCCCAATATGGGGCCGATTTTGATCGCGTTCGGCTTGGCCACTACAGCAGTGTCCAACTTGTCCACCCCTTGGATCGCTTTGCATCTCTCAGCGTCCAAGACTCCGATGTAAGTGCTGCTCTTCGGGTGGAACACCTCACGTGTTCTTGCGGCTGTGGCTGGATCGTCTTTCTTGCCCATGAGCTCCTCAGCTCGCGGCATGTCACCTCCGACGATCGTTTGTTGTGGTAGCTGGCCCTGATGATCCTCGACCCATGACCAAAGTTGTCTCATCCGCTTCAGCGCTGGTCTCTCCGTGATTGTGCCGGTGAATTCACCTTCTGTGTGCCACGGAGTTGCCATCCTGTACTCCAACTTGTCGTGCCAGAACAAGGAGTATTTCCTCTCCAAGTTGTTGATGTGTTCTAGGTGGAAGAGCATCCAATCGTTCTTTGGGTCCCACTCTCCGGAGTGGGCCAACGTTATGGTGAGTGATTGATGGATGCTCCTGTTCCTGGCTTTGTTGAGTTGGCCATACTCTTCGATGGCAGTTTTCGCTTCCGCGGATACCCATAGCGTCTTCAACACATGTCCATAGACCGCTGGGTAGTAGGCACATCCTTCACACCGCGCCGGCATGAGGAAGTGCTTGCACTGCACATCTGACTTCCCTTTCGGCCTGAAAATGGCCTCTGAGTCCTTGCAGCAATTGGCGCAGAATGGGCTAGTCTGCGTGCCTGTAAACACAGCGCCACCTGGATCGCATCGGGTCGACGCCATGGCGTATCCCCAGATGCTGGCAGCACAACCAACTCCGTATATCACCGTACCGACCGCAGCAACGAAGCTGCCGACGTGCCATACGAGGGTTGCCAACTGAAATTTACCAAGCATCACCACCACACCACTAGTGGTGACCAAAGTCGTGACGTGAAAGGCGGCCTTAGCCACCACACATGCGGAAATGACTGAACCGCCGATGGCGGAAAACTCCAACACCTCTTCCCAGTGCTCTTCCGCGCAAGCTCTGGTGTCCCTGAAAAGACCTGCTGCATCGACCAAACACTCACATAATCCTTGCAAGAAATGTGGTCTCTCCTCATTGGTCTCCTCCTCACAGCGAGGTTTCTCATCGTCCTTTGGCAATACGATGGGTGTTGGTGGTGCGATGTCGTGTGAATCGTCGCTGTCTGAATCGTCGAGCAGGTTGCCAATCCCTGCCCCGATGTCCGGTTTGGGCGCCGGTCCGCCTGTCTCCTGTGCACTTTCCTTCAGCACCGATGTGGTTGGCTTGTCGCCATCTTGTGCAACAGGAGGTGTGGTAACTGTCGCAGCACCCGCGTCGACGGTGACTGCGCCTGCATCCAGTTCACCCACCCTGACACCTGAAGCCGAGTCCGCCACTTCGATTGGACTCGCTTTCTGCAAACCTACAACCTGGTCCGCCACTTCGATTGGACCTGGTTCGCCTGCCTCAGGTCCCTTCAAACCAATACCTACCGGTGCCTCCGCCGCTTTGATTGGAGACACAAGCGATCCGAACTCGCTGAGATCGCGCAACTCTGCCATGGCTCTTCTACTCTTGTTGAGCGGATTGAGCCGCGCCGACGCTTCCACCGGAAAATGCACTACGTCTGGGTGGTTTGAAAACTGCAGTGTCTTCCCCGCCGCTTCGATTGGGGTCGACTCAACGTCGGCGTTCGGGCCGCATGGCCCGCAAGATGATTGCTGCGCACCACAGCTCGATGACTTCGCCGGGTTAGGCACGTAGGCCATGCCGGGTACATACTCTTGAGCATGTGGGTTCAAAGTCGACACAAACCCATCCTCTTCAATCTCATCAGCCAGGCTGATGGTCAATCCGAATTTGGGCGTGTAAGTTGCTCTCCGATTCGTCCTCCGTCTAGGTCTGGTGTCCTTGCTACACACAGGGGATGCCGAAGCAGACGGACAGGCGAGGGCATGCAGGGAGCCCACACCAGCCGCGATGTCTGTACCCGCACTCGTTGAAGCCGGAGACTTCCAGCCAATGAGCACTGGGTTGCCTTTCCCGCCGAAGGCACTGGAGCTCGAAAGCCCAGACGCGCTACCGGGTTC